CTCGATCAGTTCCCTCCGCGTAAGCAATGAGGTCCAACCACTGTTGAGCTACCGGGTTTGAAACAGGCATCTTCTTAATATCCTTACATCAATTTTACCGTTTCTACTTACTCTTTAACGGAGAGGTCTTCGTCATCAAAAAGGTCGACATTGGTGTCTACACACACTCCAATCTGATCCATAACAGTTTTATACGCACGTTCCTTGCAGATCATTTTGATGACGATCGTCCAGAAAAACTGGTCTCGCTTAGCCGGATCGTTAATAGATTTTGCTCGGTTACGAATACGAGTCAAGACAAACTCGTCTTCAACGTGTAAACCGCAGGACAACTCAGTCCTGCCGCTGCGATGCTTGCCCACGGTCGGAATCTCGGCTTTCCTAATGCTAGCCCAGATTATCTTACAGTATTAAAGTGCACAGAGCTTATATAAGTAATATAAGAGCAGGAGACGCCTATTACTTTTCGAATTTTCCGGATCGGCCCCCTGGTCTTCAATTTTCTTTGTGAGTAACCCATCTACAGTTATTTGGACTATAACTAAGATTATTATCTATTCTATCTAGCTCTAGGGTAGGGTCTGCTCCGTTAGACTCAGCCCATTCTTTAAATCCCATAAAGTTATCCTTCCATTCTGAGCATACAACGATACCTCTATTTTTATATGAATCGTAGATAGAGCACCTTTTTTTCATAGCCTGCCACCGTCGATATAGCCAGTTTTCTTCAGAGATCTTTTGTTTTTTATTTATGGATAAACCGTGTTTATACAACCTAGCTTTAGCTCCACAACTTCTACATTCGTAGAGTTCACCAGATTTTTTTAATCTATTAAATACATCTATTCTTACCTCTTTTTTCTCGGAGCACGTAATACACTCTAAAAATACGTACCTCCATGTGCCTTTTCGAGTAAACTCCATAACAAAGATGCAGAAGGTACCAAGCTTAGCATGACCCAGTTCCGGCACGACCAGTAACCTGCCGTTAACTTACTTTTTTTCTCATCACAGCTATGACGTGACCTAAAAGCTTTTTTACGCTCTGGGTTGTCACTACGATTTTCCATATTCGGGTCGCCAAACCTCACGAGGCGGACCTTGTTCCCTTCTTTAGCCGCTACGGAGTACTGTTTACCGCTCTGAACGTCGCGTTTGGGAGAGTTATATGCTTTAAAAGCTTCTCCAGCGATCCGGATCACATCAGTACGACGCACTAGACTCATCATACTTACAAAAAGCTTAAACTGACGTTACAAAACTGTGAAGACCAACATCACTAGGCAAATAGTGGTACCATAGCTCAGTAACTTTTCTTCCGCTTACACAATGTCGGACGGTAAAACCTTGCTCACCATTGCCGAGACAGCTGAACTTCTTAACTGCAGCTCTGGTTTTGTGCGCAAGCGCATCGCTTTGTCTGAAGCGAGCCAGCCTGGCGGTTGGCCTACCACTGTGTACGTAAATCTGCAACCTAACGGCGCAAAATCTCTGTATCGCATCAAGAAAGACGCACTCGAAGAGTATCTCCAAGGCACTTCTGCCGCTAAAGTAGAAACTGTTGAGATGGAAGCAGGCGTTGCTGCCTGATAACACATGACATTTTCTGGTTCCTTTGAATCCACGCCTTCCTCAGAGCTCGTTGCCTCTGAACCGACGGTAATTGTTCAGGAACTAGAGGAAACGAGGGTCACGCTGCAGGACTTACTCCTTCAGCTCGTGGCCCTCTCGTCACATCTGCATCAGATTTACACGCAGTCACACTTAATTCACCTAAATGTAGAGGGTCCTCTATTTTTACCCATTCATAAATTTCTTAAAAAACAGTATTTTGCTCACGTCGATCAATTTGATCAGGTTACAGAGTTTGTTCGGACCATGGACACTCTGCTTCCAATGTGTGAAAAAGGTCTTTTAAACGCCTACAAAGGATTCAAGCACGTTAAATCTTACGATACGCGTGAGATGCTCATTACGTATCTCGGCAATCTTGAAAAAATCGGGATGCAGGCTAAAGAAATCGGAGAAATGGCCCGCGAAGTCCAAGCCCCCGATGTCGAAAATTACATGGCTGACTTAGTTGGTCAAATGTTTAAAGCCTCGTGGTTCATTAAAGCCACGCTGCGCGGTTAAACCTGAGCCCACCCGGCAACGGTATAGATATAAAGACCACTCGGAACTGCAGTTTGATAAAACAAAGTTCCTTGTTGAGCTGAGCCGGGTAAAGCTGTGTCGATAGCAGCTACGGGAATACCTGTAGCAATTACAGTTCCGCTAGAAAGTAAGCTGCCGGACGACAGAATAGCGGTGTTAGCGGTCTGGGAGAATGTTCCGCTAGCAAAAATAGCCCCGGACGCAAGCAAAGCTGTACTTGCCTGTGTGGCAAATGCCGCTGAATCTGCATACCCAGCTCCAACTTTCACCCACGCTGAACCAGTCCAAACATTCAGATACGAATTTGGGCTACTACTGTCAGTCCAAAGTTCACCTACGGAATTACCGGGAATACCTACAGGAGTTGAGTTTGGTGCCGTAGTGCCGTAGTGCGAAGGACCAATTTTACGGATATCCCCGGCTGTATCTTCAAAGTAAAGACCGGGATCTACAGCGCCGCGAGAGATTGCAAGCTCTCCGCCCTGTACAACAACACCGCTCGGACGATCAGATGATTGACCCGAACGCTTCAGAAGTAAAATAGAAGGAGTAGATGTCATCAGTACGTACCGCCGTTTACCAGAGATGGGAAGCCAACAGGTGGTATTAGAACACCATTAGCGTATTCGCCTCCATCCAGAATATTAGTCGGTTGCTCGACCAAAACGCCATTCTCATAAGTCCCTCCATCGTACGTTTCCAGGTCATCGAAATTGATCGGTGCAAACGGATCGAACTCGTCGATCGTAAACATCTCAAAGAAACCCTTATTGATTGTCGAAGGTCCAGACAGATCACCAAAATTTAATGTCTTCGACATCATGTTATACATATCAGGGTATGTCATATGCCTAGGCATATCATCCTTCGTGGGCGAATAGCGCTGCCACCAACGCAGATCCTTCTCCCTCCGTAAGAAATCAGACTGCTTTTTAAGATCCCTATCGAACTTTTCTCTGTAATATTCGTTCATCGGCTCATCGGTCGGCTGTGGGAGCCACGGGGCAGTCATGTTTTGCTGCCCGTACTTACGTTGTAAGTCCCACATAGCGGCGTAAATGTGTTTGCACCACTTGGGTTGGTAGTAGAAAAAGTTCGGGTCGGAATAAACAGGCTGGGTATACGAGGGAATGTTATAAATTTCGTTCGTATAAAGGAAGCCAAATGTACGAGCAAAACCTGGATCATCAGGCGCATTAACTAAGCGGGTCGATTGATCAACACCAGCGTCATAGAAACCAGGCGCCATATTAAACACGCCTGTGTAGGGGTACTTTCGTTTAATTGAAGCTTGATACAGATCAAATCCTTCACGACCTAGGAAATCCGGACAGGTGCACTGTGTGCGCATCTCCGTAGTTAAGTACTCACCGACTGCCGGGGGGCCGGAAGCGGGAATCGTCATTCGGTTTTCGTCAACAACCGACCAACTGTTATTTCGAGCGTGAGATAAAAATAAGGTGTTGAAGATCTGGGCGTAGGAAGGAGTTGCGGGAACACCGTTAATTCCCACGGCTGTGACCGTGTAGTTATTAAAGCCGAACTTTTTATCTGTGCCGTCTGCGTTAAATCGGTTCGAAAGGACCTCGCCTGTAAAGAAGGAGATCGGTGCCCCGAAATTGCTTGTCAAACGCACCGCGTAAGTGGTCTCGTCGTAGTTTGTTACTGATTGGATCGCGTAGTCAAAGTCAATAAACTTAAACGAATCACGTGGACGGATACCAACCATCCACATCTTCATGTCCGCTCTCGTAGTCGGGTACATGAAACAGAGGCCAGGCAGGAAAACTCCCACCCCGGGAGTTCCGGATACAAAGTACTTGAAGCTGTACGTCAAACCTCCGTACGCTTCTTGAGAGTACATAGACATCTCATAACCACGGCGCCAACGAGACCAAAGTGACGCGTAGTCGTAATCGCTAAGTACGCTGAAATCTTTTGTTCCTACGGCAGGACGAAAGCGGCGCTCAAAAGGGAGCGGCCGCATTAACTGTCCTTTGTTATCTGAACCTTTTACTGCCGGTACGTTGTTAATCCCTGCGTTCGCTTTGAACGCGTTGAAATTGAAGTTATCTGATCCGCGTCTACGGCTCATACATCAATAGAATCCGCCTTGCGCCCAGATTGTAATACCAGAGGGACTCAAACCACCAGACACGGCTGCATTACCTTCACCAAGATAACCAGCACACAGAATATAACCTTTTTCCAAGTACAAACCTTCAGACTTACCAAGCTCAATCGGAGCTGCCAGAGCCGTATTACCTACTTGCGGAGTAGGAGCGTTCGTGGCGAGAAGTTGAATACTCTGAGGGTAACCAACGGTTGAGCCACTCAGACCAACTTCGACTCGTCCCACCATCAAAGCGGCAGAAGTTGAAGGAGCCGATTGATTGGGTGCGTAAACATAAAGACCGATATCAACGGTACGCATACCGCTGTTATCGGGATAATCCTCGTTGGAGATGATGGAAATGTCTTCTACAAGAGCAGCGTCTTCCGAAGGCAGATCACCCACGCGGACTAACTGAACCAGATCAGTCAGGTTCGGATTAGTGGGATCTGCAGTTGGGGTCGCACTTGTAATTCGAGCGCCCCGAAGAAACGGACGGTCGATCAGGCAAGGCTGCTTGTTCGTGGAAGTAGAAGCCACTGTGTACTCCTCAGAGTATTATGTTATGGTTACGCAGCGGGCTGCGATTGGGCGGGAGTTTCGTCTGATTCGTCGCTCTTACGACGAAACTTGGATTCAGTCTCCATAAAGAGACGATCCAAGATACGCTCTAACGAAGTATCGGGTTTTTGTTGGAAATAGTTCGAAAGAGCGCTAGTAGCCATTCCCGGAGGAGCGGGCTCCATGCCTTTGACGCCACGGATGACGTTACCGATCCCCTCCGCTAAAGCGCCTAGACCTAAGGCAGTTTGAGCAAAAGAACCGCCGGGTTTTTCAGGGCTTGGTGTAAACACCTGACCGCCATAACCAGGAACAGAATCCCTAAATACAGATGAGCCGTATTCGCTGAAATCTAACCCAGGGATACCCGGACCAAATGAAGCGGAGCCGAAGGAGTTAAATGCAGTGTTAGGCATCGGAATCAACGGTACATGTTGACGGGAACGTTACCGATGTAGGCGGCAGAGCGAGGAGCCATGAACTGCCTCAGATCCGAACTACCTTGGAAGCGCCCGGTGGGATCTTCCATACCCATTTTGGCAGAACCTTCCACTAAGTTACCGACATTAGTTCCGGCTTCAGAAGTAATCTCGGTCTGTTTCATAACAGGCATCTGCTGACTCGGCATTGTCCGGCGTTGCTCCATCAATCGGTAAGCAAGAACCGGATTAGCTTTTGCCCACGCTTGGAACGAAGCGTCTTCCTCGATACCGATGGAAGAGGGAGCCCCCATTCCTCGTAAAGCTTCGATTGTTGCAGCCGGTTGACCTGCCTTAATTGCGGCAGCACGCTCAACGGCATACATACCAGCAGCACCTGGTTTAAATTGATTACCGGCACCCTGAGCTTCTGCATTAGCACGCGCTTGACGGTAATTAGATTCGCCGTCATTAGTCCGGATAACTACTTGGCCGCCGCCAGCCATACCGGGCCGAGGCATACTTCCTTGCTGAACGGCAGGTTCAAAAGCTTCAGGTGCAGGGGGGTTGGCAGTATTGGGTAGCTCGGGAGTCGAGAGAGGAGCAGGGAGTTGAGCAGAAGGATCGCCTCCAGTAACCGCAGGGATCTTGGCTCCCATTTCGGGGCTAGCTGTAGTAGGACCAAGAGGAGATTCTTCTTGGCCCATTTGATTAAGAAGTAGCCCCAGACCGCCAACTCCGGTCAGACCAGCGGCAGCTTTATAAAGACCGGAAAGGTCAGCTTGACGGGTTCCGCCAACGGCATTACGGGTACCCATCGGAGTAACCGAGTCAGCAGAAGCAAGCGGGCGACTGGCTAAGGAACTTAAAGCCGACTCTTGAGCAGGTGTCATTGCTCCGCCACGGGTGATGTCCTCAATACGGACGCGCTCGATGACCGGATCAGTAACAGAACCGCCAGGGGAACGAACCATCGAACCAGGACCCTGATCGCTCATACGAGCAAGGCCGCCAGTAGCGCCGCCACCGGATCCGCCGCGAGTCATTGCGGAGGAGCCTTGCCTCATGAGGCCGCCGGGTTCGCCGTACTCCAGAGCACGAAGGTAATCGATGCCACGTGGGCCGACAAGATTGTCGAAAACTTCGTTCGCAGGAATGCCGTAAGCGTCGCTGGCTTTATTGGCGATATCCTGAATCGAACGATAAGTTCCGGGGTCAGTCGTTAAAAGTTGTTGCGCAGCTTCCGACTGAGGCACCCAGGAAGGAACAGGAGCTTGAGGGCCGCCAGGAGCAAGAGCGCTAGATCTCTGCATTGTTGCGGTCCCAGGAATAGTCGCCATCCCAGGAATAGTCTGTTGACCGGCGGGAACTCGGGCAGGAGCATTGGGTAGATCAACCATCCGAGGTTGCATCGACCGAGTGACGTCGGCGGGGTTAGTTACCCGAGTCGGGGAAACAAAGCGCCCACGCTGGCGGGACTCCAGGGGGAGTCGAAGTTGTGTGGGCTCGGGGGCTTTAACAAAAGATTGAAAAAATGCCCGGACGACAGGAGCAAGGGTGCCTAACTGCTCCTTACCGATCCTTGTGCCTTGACTTGCAAGGTCCCCTAACAACCCAGCCATTAGAGTGCTCTACTTTATGTGTATGTTAGCGCCAATTGGCGTAGAAAAACAGACGGTCAGCTCGTGACACATCAGGAGGACCAGGAATGGCTTGGATGAATTCTCCCCCGCTTCGTTCGAACCGATACCGGGCCGCCACGGGGTCTCGATAGTTTGGCACATAAAGCATCTGTGCTAACCTATCTGTCTCGTAGAGATAATTTTCGCGCCAGATACGTGCAGTTTCTCGTTTATCTTGGATGTTAATAGAGCGACTGACGTCACCTAAAATTGTTTCTTGGCGACTCGTAGCACGCCCCGTGGCAAGTTCGGTTAGACGCTCTGCTTCTTCACAACGTTCAATTTGTTGAACAATTTTGTCGAAGTAGTACTCACTGGGAACACTGTTGCACGCCTCCATAAGACGCGCATAGTCACCAGCGGGAACTGTAGCAATATTATAACCTAGATGATAAGCAGTACGACTAAAGTTAAAGTCATCAAGTCTGTAACCAAAAACTTGCGGGGGATTACGAGTTAGTTGATTAACAGCGGCATAAATTACCTCACGCTTTGTAGCGTCAGTAGTATCGGGTTGAAATACAACCCCTTGCTGAGCAAGGTAGCTTTGAAGCTGCTCTAATTCTTGTTGGGTAAACTGAGCCATCCCCAAACCAACCCGTTATATCTTTATCTTACCAACAGTACGTTTTTAATATTGCTATTCGAGCTTTTAAGATCACTCGACGTAGATATTATCGTCGGCGAGAACGGCGTCCCAATCCACTCGCTTGATCGAACGAAGCTGATCCAGTTTGGTAAAACGCTCACCGGGAAGCGATTGCTTGAGCTCGTAAATTTCCGTAGCTGTCTTCAGCCCTACACCTTTAAGAATCTGAGTGAGCATCTCCGGCGTGGCTGCGTTGAGGTTGACGCGGTTTAATGCGGGAACTTCCGAGCGGACAATTTGGCGCCCACGGCGCTGCTTAACGGGTTTTGCTGGGTCCTCGACTTCCTTAACACTTTCAACAAGTTGATCACGGTACGCGTAAAATACTTTACCTGTAGTCACAGAACGAACCATAAAGTACTCACCGTCATCATGAGTACTAAGAACGTCAATTTTCACCCCGCTGGGCTTGTAGGTGTACTCTTTCATTTTGGTGGCAGTCATTATGTAGCCATAATCTAAGACACTTTACCCAAGATAGACTGAAAAAAACAGTAGTGCTCTACAGATGCCAAACCCCAACAGAATCCGAACGGCTGGTCAGGCAATCCCCGTAGTTAATACAGTCTTCGATGTAGCCAATGTCGGCTACGAGATGGTAAATCCAAATGAACCTAGTCGAGCACAGCGCTTACTAAATGCTTTAATTGTTGGTGGCGGAAACGTAGCGGCTGGTGTGGCGACAGGGGGGTTGGATGTTGCTCCACAGCTGCTCGGGGCATTCGGTGTTAAATCGCCGGCACAAAACGTAAACCCTGACGCTCAGTTACGTCGACTCGCCTACCGGTTGGGGCAAGGGAAAGAGATTGGTCTCCACAACGAAGAACAGGACGAAGCGATCCGCCGATTAGCAGCACAGAAAAAACGCGAAGCGACCTACACCCCAGAGCAGATCCGGCAGATTTACAGCCGTGGCTTAGGCGGCATGTTCTGACAATAAAAAACCCCTCCCGAAGGAGGGGTCTCCACCCGAACCTGAAGTTTATCAGGTCGGCACGGTCGAGGTATACACAGTGGATTCCACCACGCCGCCAGGCTGAAGAACCAGGTCGTCGCGCTTGGGAGCAGCATCAGGCACGATCCAGCACACTTCGCACACGGCGAGTGCTTTGTCCTTACCTTTCAGGCTGCCCCCACCGGTACGGGGGTCAAAAGTACCCGAGGCCAGAGCCAGGCCGGAAGCAACAGCACCACCAAGATTGGCAGTAGCGAACAGCTTCCAGGTGGTCTCAGAACCCAGAGCAGACAAGCTGCTGGAGTTGATGATGTTCACCGAAGCGTTGCTGCCGTTCTCAATGCGGCTGCTAGCGCCAGTCACGGACACGCCGAACTGACCGGACACCACGGTGCCGTCGCTGCGCAGACCTTGACCCACTGCGGGAACCAGGCTGAGCTGAGGAGTAGCGGAACCGCCACCCACACCGCTGCTGATCACGTCGCCGCCGTCCACACGGAGGGAGGCGCGGTACACATAAGCGCCAGCAGGCACTTTGATACCGTCAGCGATATCAGCACGGATATCCTTGTGGTAATCCGGAGAGGGGATGACCACGTTGGCGCTGCTGAAGGCTTGGTTAGAGCCGTTCAGACCGGAACCGTAAGGCTGAGTGTAGTACTCAAGCTGGTTAACGGAACCGTTGGCCTGGTAGGACAGGTCCACATAGCCGATTGCCTGCTGAGCAATCCAGCCGGGACGGAACACCACACCGACAGGACCGCCAACCGGTTGACCGGTCAGGGTTTCGGAGGTTCCGTTTTCGTTGTTGAAAACAACGGACTTTTCTTCGTGCCAGTAACGAAGAACATTGGTGTAGTTGCCGGGAAAGATTTTGGCAACTTGGAGCTGGTTAGAGTTGATTGCCATCGTTAGTTACCTCCTCAAGCGTTAAAGGAGTAAGCCACGGTGGCGAAGTCAGCGTTCAGAAGTTCGAAACCTGCGTACAGGCTCCAAATCATCATGATAAAACGGCTGAAATCGTCATTGTTGTTCAACAGCACCTGAGCGTTGTTGCCGCCGATACCGACGCCCACGCTCTGAGGACCGAAGAACATACCAATTGCGCTCTCATAAGTAGCGGCGGTACCACCGATGGTGGCACTCTGGCTCTGAGAAGGCATGTTGGTCGATTCGAAGAAGCGAACGCCTTCGAACACGAAACCGGTGGGCATAATCGGCTCACCAGCCACGAAAGTGGCTTGCCCAAAACCCTGACCCATGTACAGCGCAGCGTTGGGCTGCATTGCCGACATGAGGGGGTTGATCTGACCGTTGCCAGGGTAACGAGCCACTTCACGGAAGTCGCTGTTCTGACGCAGGTGCATCAGGAAGGTAGGATCGCAAACACAGCGATAGAAACCGTCCTGGTAGGTAGGAACGTTCCGCTTACGCATGGATTTCACCACGCGGAGCAGGTCGTCCTTAACGTCGAACTTAGCTTGTTCGGCGTTGCTGTAGGTCAGGGAACCAACAGCGAGGTCGCCAGGGTAGTAGTAACCACCTTGGGTGTCAGAAGACTGACCTTTAGAAACTGCTTTCAGGAGTTCATTGATGAACACCCGGTCACGCCAACGACGATAGTCGTCGAGCATGGTCAGCGAACCGATCGACTGGTGGAAAGCGGTAAGGTTACCGGTATCCAGCAGCAGACGCTGAGCGGTGATCAGGGTCTCGCGAGCAACCTTAAAGGTGCTGGGCTGAGTGGGATCACTCGGGTCAGCAGGACCGGTGTACTCGCGAAGGGTCACGAGCACTTTGTCCTTTACAACGTTGCGACTGTTAGCCGTACCGATGGTTTGTTCGGCAGTACGCTCACGTGACTCCTTAGAGCCGGGGTTACCCCAGAAGCGGTACAAATGTTATCCTAGAGGCTCTTTATCCTCTAGTTCTTACAGTTTACCATCCTGTAAGGTCAGACTATATCATCAAGGTGCTTATACAGCACACTTGCTCCGCGCTCGTGCCGCCTTATTGCCTTCATCCACAAGGGGGATGGTCAGGCTCGTCTCATACTCTCGCTTACTTTTTGTGTTGTAGTGCGAAAAGTAGAGAGTGACTTTTTTCCTCATCGAGGTGTGAACAAACGGACGTATCTTTGTAAGAAACCTAGGCATTAAACTGCGAGAGATTCTTACACGATACGAACTGCCATCTCGATAGGGTTTAGCTTTAACGCCGGTTAATTCCTGAATCCAATCACACACTAAGCGTGCTTCGCCCAAAGGACGATATAGATTCAAGATGCCTTTGTTGACAGCAGATGTAGTTGTGCCCACATTGCCGTCGTCCATCCAAAAGATGGCTAAAGCCTCTAAACCCAAAAGATTCAGCACTCTAGATGTAAATCGTTTCTCTCCATCTACATAGAAAAGAGAGTAAAGCTCCTTAAGAGCCGGATTTACGACCATAGACTGACACGACATATAGCACTTATTAGTACGAGAGTCGTAGACAGCACGTGGTCTGCTGACAGTTCCTTTGGTTCCCAATTCCTCGTTAATCCGGTTCATCTTATAAACCAGATAGTCTCTTTGATCCGCTGAATGCGTAAAACTGAGATAGACAGAGTTAGGACGCCCAGAGGGTATACCTAAACATCCGTCGCCAGCAACGGCGGCGAGAGTAAAAAGAGGAAGAGGAGTCACAACGGTAGTCGTTGAACCTTCCGATCCTTTCAGATCGGCTTGGCTGCTGATTTCCCATGAGCTTAGCTCAAGGAGGGGTTCCAGCAATTCACGGAGTTTAAAGACCGCTACCTAGTAACTTAACGGTCTAACTGTACAGTCTGGCCGGGTTGCTTCGAGAAATCGTGAACAACCACAGGCTCCGCAGCCATCTCAACGATGTATGCGGGGTGCGGACGGTACAGTTCAGC